TTCCACGAACCAACACAAAAAGTTAGATGGACAACAACTTGTAGTGAAAATTTTAAAATTAATTACACTTATGTGGGTGAAGCGACTGAAAATGAATTTAATATTTTAGTTGACTTATTATGGTTTTTACATGGTGAAAATGATATGACATATGATGAGTTCTATAATGTTTTTCACGAACTAAGGTTTTTTTGTGATAAGGTTATGGGACTTGTTGATGAAGAATAATTTATGAAATACAACAAAATTATTAAACCTACCAAATTTGATAGGTTCACTAATGTGCCTAATTATATCTTTAGGCATAAAGGAATTTCTATTGGTGCAACTGGATTGTATGCCTGGATGTTTAGTCACAGGCATGACCAACAAATTACAGTTGAATTTATGATTAATCATTTTAAGGAATCTAAGTCAGCTGTTAGAGCTAAATTAAATGAGCTTATAGACAAAGGTTATGTTGAAAGAATCAGGGTCTATGATAATGGCAGAATAAAAGGTTATAATTATAAATTAAAGGCAAAAGCTAAAAAGCTGGAAACAGAAAAGCTAGAGACAGAAAACCTGGCTCTAGAAAATCAGCCACAAAGTAATACTAATAATAATATATATAATATAAGTAATACTAATACAGATTCTATTCTGCCTCATTTTATAAAATTATTTGACAAAAGGTTTCATCCAACAACTAAAGCACAAAAGCAAAGATGGTTGACTATATTAGACCAGCTGCAAAGATTGGATAAATACGATTTAAGAGAGGTTTATAAAATCTGCAAACACATTAGACAAAAAGATTTTTGGAAAACACAATTGCTTAGTTTGCCAAAACTTAGAAACCCAGACAAAAATGGTGACAAATGGATAAATAGATTTGAAGCTATTTATAAAGATGACCATAAACCAGATGCATACAAAAAGATAAAAGATTTGATTGAATTTAAATTATATACAGATATTGATGGTCAAGAAAAACTAGGTGCTGTTACTAAATTAACTAAGTTAAATCAGTATAATCTGACACAAGTTTTAAGTGGTGGCGAAATATTACAAGTAATTAAATATTTAAAAAATGAGTAAGTGGATTAGAAACAGCAAACAAGTAAAACAATCTATTGACTTTTATGGTATTGGTAATGATAAAATTCATCCAACAGATATTGATGCTGTACTAGAATTTAACAATGAGGCATTAATATTATTTGAAGTTAAAAAGATAAATAATAAATTACCAACTGGTCAAAGATTATTATTAGAGAGATTAGTAAACTCTTGGCACACAGAAAAATCAATAGCACTTGTAGTTAATCATAATTTTAAGAATGATGACAAAGACATTCCACTAGCTAAATGTTGGGTTTGTGGTTACTACTATAAAAGAATGTGGTTTAGTTGTAATGAACCATTAAAAAAACAATTAAAAAAAATACTTAACAAATGGAATATATCAAAAATGCAATTATAAAAATTTTTAAGATTAGAGCTAATCAAAATTATGTCTTAATAATTCCAAAAAAATTTAAAAACAAAAAGAAATATTTAAAATTTATAAAAAAAACTAATACATTTATAACAACAAATGTGAAATATGATTGAAAAATTACAACAACTTGGAATACAATTAAAAAGAAATACTGGCAATGTAAAAACTAAATGTCCTAAATGTTCTCACACTAGGAAAAATAAAAGTGATTTATGTTTGTCTGTTAATATTGATGAAGGTCTTTACAATTGTCACAACTGTGGCTGGAATGGTAATGTTAAATTTGAGCAGAAAAAAGATTATGTATTACCACCTAAAACTAATATAAACTTAACTGACCGAGTTGTTAAATGGTTTGGCAATAGAAATATAACTGAGCCAACATTGGCACACTATAAAATAGGCGAATCAGTTGAGTTTATGCCACAGGTTCAAGCAAAAAGAAAATGTATAAACTTTAATTATTATCGTGATAATGTAATTGTCAATGTGAAATATCGTGATGGTCAAAAAAACTTTAAACTTGTAGGTGGTGCTGAATTAATCTTTTATGGTTTAAACAATATTAAAGATGTTGAAAAATGTTATGTGGTTGAAGGCGAGATGGATGCTTTAAGTTTACATGAAGCTGGATTATATAGTGTTGTATCTGTTCCTAATGGTGCATCGAAAGGCAATCAAAGATTAGATTACTTAGATAATTGTTTTGAATATTTTGAAAACAAAAAAGAAATAATATTATGTACTGATAATGATGATTCTGGTCTAGCTTTAAGAAACGAATTAGCTAGAAGGTTTGGCACATATAGATGTAAGTATGTAGATTTTAGTGATTACAATGATGCTAATGAGGTTTTAATAAGTAAAGGTCCTGAGTATTTAAGAAACATAATTAAGGATGCTAAGGATTTCCCATTAGAAGGAGTGATTGATATTAATTCTATTTGGCAAAATGTATTAAGCTATAATGAAAATGGCATTGAAAATTATGATATTGGTTTGCCTGGTGCATCAGAGTTTTTTAAATTACAATTTGGTGAATGGTCAATAGTTTCAGGAATACCGAATAGTGGTAAATCAGATATTCTTGACCAGCTATTATGTAATGTGTCAACTAAACATAATTTTCGATGTGCAATGTTTTCACCAGAGAGCTTTCCATACGAAGGGCATATAAAAAGAATAGCTGATAAATTAATGTCAAAGAATTGTAATGCTGATGATTTAAATAGTGTCAAACATTTTATTGAACAGCATTTTTATTGGATTAAAATTGACTTAGAAAACCTTACATTAAAAGGCATACTAAATGAATTTAGACAATTAGTTTTTCAAAAGGGTATAAACATTTGTGTGATTGACCCATGGAATATGTTAGACCACTCAGCTCAAAGAGATTACAGCTACATTGGTAGGGAATTATCTCAAATTACACAATTCTGCCAACAAACAAATACTCATGTATTTTTAGTTGCACACCCTAGGAAAATTGAAAGCGAAGGTGGTCAATATAAAAAAGTTACTATGTATGATATTAGTGGTTCATCTGACTTTTTTAATAAAACATATAATGGCATTATATGTCACAGAAACATAGGTCAAAAAACAAAATATGGTAGTGATAGTGTTACAATATTTATTGAAAAAATAAAAAGAAAATCTAATGGTCAATTAGGTTCATTTGAAATAGCACCTGACTTTAAAAATGGTGGTGTTTATAAAGAAATTAACATGCGAGACAAAGGCATAACAATAATCAAAGATGAAAAATTACCCTTTTAATTATGAATAAAACAGAATATAAACAAATTAGAAAAGAGCTTTTAGAATTATGTGAAAAAATAATGAATCAAAAGCAACCTGAATATACTAATGAGAATCAGGATGTGCTACATAATTTTAAATCAACAGCAAAAAGATTAAATCTTAAACCTAGTGAAGTGTGGGGTGTGTTTTTAGATAAGCACATACAAGCTATATTAAGTCATGCTGGTAATCCTGACATGCATCAAGCAGAACCTATTGCATCAAGATATGCTGATGCCATTAATTATTTATTATTAGGGTTTGCATTGCATATTGATAATATGAAATTACAACATGAAGATTTAAAATTAATTTATAGGAGTTTATGAATATATATTTGAATGCAAAATCCTGGTGCATAAATAATGGTGTTAAAATTTATATTGTGCCAATTAGAAATCGAAAAGAATGTTACATTGAGGTTGATGACAATGGTAAAATTACCAGGTCACCTGTAACATATAGGAATCAAAGCATTGCAAGTGATAAAATTTGGGACTTAAATCTGCACATTTACAGGGAAAACAATAAAAAAACATAAAAAATATTAAAAAAAACAAAATATTTCTTTGATTTTAAAGTTTTTTATATATCTTTGGTACAACTAATTAATACTAAATATATATAAAATGAAAAATTTAATACAAAAAATCAATCAAAGAAAAAATCAAATAGAAGTTTTAAAAAAATCTCAAAAAGCTGCACTTGCAGAATTATCAGTTAAAAGTAAAGATGTTGGTCTTAACCTACATTGTCAGATAGTTCAAGACATTGCTAATGTCCTTCAACACAAATACCAAAATTTTTTATCAGGTGTTGATGTAATTGCTGTTTGTGACAATCACCATAACTTTAATAAAAATATTGCATCTGCATTTTACAAATCGTTAGATTCTAATGTTGAATTTGAAAATGGTTATAATGTTGCTAGGTATGAAAATGAGTTTAAAAACATTTTATGGCTTACTATTGACTTTAATAATTACAATAAAGAGGCATGGGGTATTGACATAACTCTTAGAACTAAAAGCAAATTCAATAATGAATCATTTATTACCAATGATTGTTATGAAACAAAAAAAAGTAATGGCTTTTATACAAAAGGATTCAATAGCTCTAACATTGAGCAGATAGTCAAAGATGCCTATTTATTAGCAGATTTTAATAATATTCAAATTATTTTATGCAATGATATTATGGCATTGCTTAATGACTTAGATTCTACTCAAAAAGACAATGATGAATTGGTCTATAATACCAGGAATACTTTTGAGAAGGCAATTAATAACATTGATACTGAAATTAAAAATCTTGTAGATGAATATTTATCAAGCATGGTTGGTCAATCAATTGATGGTGGTAACATTTCTTATTGTTTAGATAAAAACCAAGAGGAAACAATTTCTAATGTTTGGAAATTAGACATCATAAAAGAATCACCAAAGAGTTATAGAGTTAATGTCCATGTTTGTTATAGTAATGGTGGTTACATAGATAATGCTGGTAATGAAGTACCTAGTAAAAGAATTGATTACATTAAGTATAAAAATATTTTATTACCTAAAAGAAATGTAAAATGGTGGTTTGATAACATACTCTATGGTGTTCAAAATTTAGACCAAATAGATACATATGATAAGATTAGAAAATTCAGAGATTCTAAATCTATAGGTAAAATTTATGAATCAGGTAATGTAGATAAATTATATTCGAGCAAACAATTTAAATCAATGTACAATTCTTTAAAAAACATATATGTGTCAAACGATTTTACATATATGACTGATGACCGACAGCTCACTTTACAAAGAGGTTGTATTTGGGAAAACTTGCACAGTTATAGTTATTATGGTGGATATGATTTTCAAAATGCAATTAAAAACTACACTCCTGACAATATTTAGTATTTAGTTTTACATAGTCAGGCACAGGAGGTTTTCGGACCTCCTTTTTTTTTGTTTAAATTTGTCAAATGAAATCGGACAAATCGGACACTATAAAAAAGAAACTAATACATGCCTTAGAAACTAATTTAGGCATTGTTACAGCTGCTTGTAAACAAGCTGGGATAGCTAGGTCCACTTACTATGAATGGTACAGTTCTGACAAAAAATTTAAAAAAGCTGTTGATGATGTAAGTGACCAGACATTAGATTTTGTTGAATCTAAACTACATGAGAAAATAAAAGATGGTGATACTACCAGCATTATATTTTACTGCAAAACAAAAGGCAAGAAAAGAGGTTATGTTGAAAGGCAAGAAATAAAACATGATGCAGATATTAAAAGCAAACTGATTGAATGGAAACCAGCCAAAGACAAAGAATAGAACAATATTGCAATAAACAGTTTTACGAAGCATTAGAATCAAATCAAAGATTAAAGATATTTCAAGGTGGTTCTAGGTCTGGTAAAACATATTCCATAATGCAATACCTATTGTATTTAATTACAGTCACAAAAGAACCATTGGTGATTAGTGTTATAAGAAAAACCCTACCAGCATTGAAAAGGTCGGTTCTAAGGGACTTTTTAATAATATCTAAGGATACTGGCATATATTGGGATGGCATCTTTAATAAAGCCGAAAATACATTTAGCTACAATGGACATACATTAGAGTTTTTTTCAGCTGATGATTCACAAAAGATTAGAGGGTCTGCAAGGGACATTGCCTGGCTTAATGAAGGTAATGAATTATTGTTAGAGGAATACAGGCAAATTGCAATGAGAACCAGGACCAATATCATTATTGACTTTAACCCATCTGACCCTGTACATTGGATTTATGATTTAAGTGAAAGAGATGATGCTGATTTATTTTTATCTACATACAAAGACAATAAGTTTCTGCCAATACAATTAGTAAAAGAGATTGAACGATTAAAAGCAAAAGACCCTGACTATTGGCGAGTATATGGCTTAGGACAAAAAGCTGTATTTAGTGAACGACAAATATTTAGAGATTGGCAATACATTCCTTTTAGTGAGTTTCCTGAATTAGATGATTGGGGAGTTGGCATTGACTTTGGATTTTCCCAGGATAGTTGTGCGATTATTTTAGCTGGTAAAAAGAATGATAAGATTTATGTGCATGAATTATGTTACCAAAAAGGTATGACTAATAGAGACATTGCAGAGTTTCTTAAATCAAACAATTACAATCAATATCTATGTTATTATGATTCAGCAGAACCTAAGAGTGGTGAGGAGTTAAGACAAATGGATATATGGGCTAAACCAGCAATCAAAGGTCAAGGGTCAATCAATGCTGGTATTTCATTACTAAAAGAGTTTAACATTATTGGTTCATTAGAATCAAAGAACCTACAAAAAGAACAACAGGCATATTTATATGAACAATTAAAAGATGGCACAATCATTAATAAACCTGTTGATAAGAATAATCATTTGATGGATGCCCTTAGGTATCTAATATATTCAAAGTACAAAAATCGTAATGACTTTTTTGTTATATAAAATAAGAATTTATTATTTTGTATTTTTACAGAAAATTTTATATTAATGGCATCATTCTTTGAAAGGTTTAAAAATCTTATTGTAAAAAACACACAACAAACAGCCAAAGAATATAATCAAGCTATTTATAATTATCTGGGTCAAAGTGTTGTATTCAATCCTGAAAATGATGATAATTATATTAATGAAGGTTATAGGAAAAATGCGACTGTTTATTCAATCATAAATTTAATTGCTAAAGCTGCATCATCAGTTCCTATTTGTGTTTATCAAAAGGTAAATGAGAATGAGCTTAAAAGATATAAAGCCATGACTAGTGGAATGGTTGATAGCACGATTATTCATAAAGCTAACATGATAAAAAAACATGCCTTAGTTGAATTAGAACATACAGATTTACATGCATTATTAGAACGACCTAATCCAGCACAATCATATGCATCCTGGATTACAGAATTAGTTGCATTTGGTAAACTAACTGGTAACAGATACATTTATGGTATTGGTCCTGATACTGGTGACAATGTAGGTAAATACAAAGAATTATATGTAATGCCATCACAGATTATGGAAGTTATTTCTGGTGGTATTATAGAACCAGTCAAAGAGTATAGAGTTGAGTACAATGGTCAATATTCTATAGCAGCTGATTTAATATGTCACATAAAAGATTTTAATCCATATTATGATGGTAGTGGTTCACACCTTTATGGTCAATCACCACTCAAAGCTGGATTTAGAGCAATGACTACAAACAATGAAGCATCTGAAACTGGTGTCAAGTATTTACAAAATCAAATGGCTAGAGGTGTTTTAATGAGTGAAGAAGGTGACTTAAATGAAGTCCAGGCACAACAATTAAAAGATAAATTTAGGTCTAGTTATCAATCAAGTAATAATGCTGGTGATGTAATCATAACACCAAAGAAATTATCATGGGTTAATTTTGGATTATCTGCATCTGACCTTTCATTAATAGAACAATATAATGCAAGTGTTAAAGACCTTTGTAACATCTACAATGTGCCAGTACAATTATTAAACAATACTGATGCATCAACATACAACAATCAAAAGAGTGCTAAGGCAGCATTATATCAACATGCAGTAATGCCTGAATTATATAAAATTAGAGATGAATTAAATAGATGGTTAGCACCTAAGTTTGGTGAAAAGATTTACATTGATTTTGATTTTTCTGTTATACCAGAATTGCAAGAGGACATGGACAAAGTTGTTGCTCAAATGACCCAGGCATGGTGGTTAACACCAAATGAAAAAAGAGCAGCAATGAGTTATGCTGAGGAAGATAATGATGCATTGAATGATTTTTATGTACCAGCTAATTTATTGCCTGTAAGTGGTGAAGATGTTGATTTACCAGAGCCACAATTACCAGCCAAGGATGATGAAGATGACATGGAAAAAATGGACATGAATTATCAAATTGTCCATAAAGAAAAAATACCAGCATTTGTAGATGCTTTTACAACTCAACAAGAAGCTGAACAAAGAGCAAGAGAGATGGGCTGGGATGGTAATGGAGTTGGATTTCACACACATACTTATGATGGTGAAACAATTTACATGCCTTTCGAAACACATCAAGAATATGATGAAGCATTACAAAATGATAAATATCATTATGGTGAGGAACATGATGAACAAGAAAAACAAGTTTCAGCCAGAGTTGAAAAGGCACTAAAAAAAAAAGTAGCAGACCACAATGCGAGTGTTAGTGCTGCAAGTAAAAAGACATCATTAGGTACTTTAAAAAAAGTATTTAAAAGAGGTGTTGGTGCATACAACACAAATCCACAAAGTGTTAGACCAAATGTTTCTAGTCCTGACCAATGGGCAATGGCTAGAGTTAATTCATATTTATATGCTTTAAAAAATGGGAAGTTTAGAGGTGGTAAACACGATACAGATTTGTTGCCAGAAGGTCATCCAATGAGTTCTAAAAAACAACAAAAGCAAGAAGGTTATTCTGACTATCCACAATCTGCAACTAATAATGCTAGAAGAGTAAAAAACTGGATTGAAAAACATGGGAGAAACGAGGTTGATGGTATGACCGAAGTTGGATTAGCTAGAATGAATCAATTGATAGCTAGGGAAACATTATCATTATCAACACTAAAAAGGACTTTTAGTTTTTTATCTAGAACAAAGGGTGGTGGTTATAATAAAATAAATCCTGATTATGCTGACACACCATGGAAGGACAAAGGTTATGTTGCCTTTTTAGGATGGGGTGGTCAAAGCATGTTGTCTTATGCTGAAAGAAAATTAAACCAATTAGATGAGTAAACAATGGAAACAAGATTATGAAAAGCAATTATCATTAGCTGAGAAATCTATATTACCAATGGTTAGAAAATTTTATGAATCTAACTACAATAAAGGGGTTGACAATTTCATAACATTTGGTGACACTAATTATGCATCATTATTTAAATATGGTGATTTAGAAAAATTATACATTGATATGTATGAAACTGTCGCAATGAGATTTGCAAAATGGTATGCTAGGTATTTTGATAAGTATGAGCAAAAAGGCACTGACCCAAATAAATTTATTACAATATGGCTTATAGCATTTAACAATTATGCTAAACAAAATGCTGCAACTAATGTTGTATTAGTTAGTGGTACTGCAAAAAAAAGTTTAGTTAAGATTACACAAAGATTAATGAGTGACCCAAATTTTGCAACTACTGGTGCTGATGAAAAAGCTAGAATATTAAGAAAACAATTCAAAAGATATTCTAGATTCCAAGCATTAAGATTAGTTAGAACAGAATCAGCAAGGGCTGGTAATTATGGCATTGAACAAAGTGCAATGAAAGTATATGCTGGAAGGCAGATGAAAAAAAGATGGATGACATCAATGGATGGCAGAGAGAGAGCTTGGCATGGTGCTGCAAATGGTCAGGAAGTTGATTTTGACAAACCATTTTTGGTAGGTGGTGAATATATTAAAAGACCAGGTGAAGGTAGTGCCAGGAATGTTGTCAATTGTAGATGCTCAATGTTTCCTTTTCCAGTACCAGAACCAGCTAATCCTTTTGGTAATTTAGGTGCATTGTCTGCTGCATTGATTGCTGGTGATTCTCTGACAACTGACTAATTAAAAAATTAGTAATTTTACAGAAAATTATAATTATGAATTTTATTTACAAAGCAGCACCACTTGGTGAATTATCTGACTATGATGAAAAGAACTCAATCGTAAAAGGTTATGGTTCTTATTTCGATAATAAAGATGCAGATGATGATGTAATTATGAGAGGTGCATATCAAAAAACAATTAAAGAGAATGGCGAAAGGGTCAAATACTTATACCAGCATAATATGATGCAACCTATTGGAAAAATGAACGAGTTGTATGAAGATGAAAAGGGCTTGGTATTTGTAGCCGAAGTGCCTAAAACACAACTAGGTAAAGATGTAATCGAGCTAATGAAAGCTGGTGTGATTACAGAAAACTCTGTTGGAATATTACCTATCCAAAAAGAGGACAAAGGTGATTACAGAGAATTAAAGGAAGTAAAATTGTTTGAGATTTCAGCTGTAACATTAGCTGCAAATGACCAAGCAAAAATAATGGATGTCAAAGGTTCTATAATAATTGATGACATTTATAAAAGATACGATACACTTTGTAAGTTAATTCGTAAAGGAAACATCTCGGATGAGATGGGTTATGCCATAGAGGCAGAAATATACAAACTTAAATCTTTATTCATTGATGCTACTCAGCCAGTTATTGAAACTACTGAGCCAGTCGAACAAAAATCTGAGTTTGATGTTTATAAATATTTGTTGAATAATTTAAAATAATTTCTATAAAATGGAAGAAAATGTAAAAAATCAGCTTGACCAATTAGGAAACATCATTGATGAAAAGATTGAGAAAGCTACTGGACAAGCACTAGAAAGTGCTACTGGTAAGGCAGATTCAGCTCTTAAAGGAGAGATTGATAACCTTACTAAAAAATTTAACGAAAGATTTGATTCGTTTGAAGTTGAAAACAAAAAAATGTTTGAAAAAAAGAATGAATCTAAAAATTTCAAAACTAACTTGGTAAAAGCACTTAACGAAGGTGCTATTGACAATCTAGTAAAGGGCAATACAAATGCTGCTGCATTTGAAATCAAAGCAGATATGACTATGAATGCCGATTATTCTGGCGAGGTTGTACCAGCTGACAGAGTACCAGGATTTAAATTCGACCCTAACAGACCACAGAACATGAGACAAATCATTCCTAATGGTTCGACTGGTTCTGATGTTGTTAGATTCGTAAAAGAATCAGGATATTCTAATGGTGCTGCTGCTAAAGCTGAGGGTGCAACTCTTGGTCAAACAGATTTTGATATGACAGCTAGTTCTGTAAATGTTGAGAAGATTGGAACATACCTTAGGATTTCTGAGGAAATGTTGGCTGATACTGCTCAACTTACAAGCTACATCTCAAACAGAGTACCAGCTAAACTTTTAGAAGTTGAAGATGACCAAATCTTAGGTGGTAATGGTTCTTCACCAAATCTAAATGGTTTATACAATTCAGGTACTAACTTTGACACATCATCTAATGGTGCATTTTATCAATCAGTTAATAATGCAAATGAGTTTGATGTACTTGTTGCTGCAATCAATCAGTTAGCATTGTCTAACTACAAGCCAAACTATATTCTTTTAAATCCAACTGACTTTCATAAAATCCTATTATTAAAGGATAGCCAGTCAAGATATTTAAAAGACCAAGTTTATGCTGGATTGCAACCATCATTTATGGGTGTGCCTGTAATAATTAACAATGAAGTTAATTCAGGTTCATTTTTATGTGGTGACTTTAATTCTTGTCAATTATGGATTAGAGAAAACTTATCTGTATCATTCCATAGAGAAGATGGAACGAACATCAGAGATGGTTTCGTAACTGTAAGATGTCAAGAGAGAGTAGCACTTGCTACTTACTTACCATTAGGTATAATTGATGGTACATTTAGCACAGCTAAAACAGCACTAGAGACACCGTAGTAATACGATTTTTATTGCTTATTAATAATAAAGGGGAATTAATTTTCCCCTTTTTTTATATCTGTAAACTAAAAAAATATTGAGTATTACAAAAAATATTTTTTATTTTAAAAATAATTTTCATACATTAGCCAAACTAAATAACATTATTATGAAAAAAATACTAGAGAGAATTATTTTGAGTGATGCATTTGTGAGGATATTTGTTTATGCATGTGCATTGCTCTTTTGTATAATATTTAGCATTGAGTTTTAATTATGGATTGGATATTAACAAAAAACATGGATTTATTATTTGATAATACTTACACAGTTGAATACTGGTATTTATACAATGGTGATGACTATGATTATTTTCACGAAACAGTCAAAGCTGCAAACTCAAATGAGGCAATAGAAAAGGTAAAAAAAATAGCACCAAGGGGTGCAAAGAAATTTAGCATTTATAAATATGGCAAGTAAAGACACATTATTGCATACAATAAAAGTAAATAGAAGATTAAGGAAACTAAAGGAAAGTTTAGCTAAAAGCAAACAACAAAAAACAATAGCAAATGGAAAATAGAAAACTATCTTATTATTTAGGTGGCATTTTGTTATTATTGTGTCTAAGGTCAATATTAATTATAGATGACTTATTAACAGCTCTAGTGTTTATAATACTAGGCACATCAGTATTATTTTATGGCAATAGGTAAAAACGACATAGTGGATGATTGTGAGCTATTTGTAAATAGCATTATAGGAGAGGATTGGCACAAATTCCCAGCTGTAAAAAAAATGGTAATATTAAAGAAATATGCAGAAATACAAGAGATTGTAAAAACGAACTATTTTCAATGATAGTGTTATTTGGTTAATTAGTTGTTAGGAGAGGGGTTGTTGATTCAACCCCTTTTTTTTATTTTTATTAATTATGAATGGTAATCAGAAGGGTTGCTTTGCTGAATACCATTTCGCAACAACAGCTATCAAACAGGGATTTAATGTGTCTATGCCATTATTAGATTCAAGTATGTATGATTGCATTTTAGAAAAAAATGGTAAGCTCTTTAAGTTCCAGGTAAAATATCTTGGTGCGAATAGGTATAAGCATGGAAGGTCCATACAAATAGTTTTAAAAAGAACAGGCACACCTACATATGATTCTAACTATGTAGATTTCTTTGCATTATGGAGTGAGGAATATGATGGCTTTTTTATTATAAAAAATGAAGGACAAAAAACATTAAGAGTATCATTATATAATAAGTATAAAGAAAATTTTAATAACTTTGCATGTATTTCATAAATGTTGTAAAGTGTCGCTAAGGTAAAATGTAGTGGCACTTTTTTTTTATCTTTACATAAAATTTAAAAATTATGGGAGTAGTAAAAATCAAACTAAAAAAAGATTTAGACAACAATGGTCAGATTATTAAAGCTGGTGAAGTTGTAGAAATTTTATCAATCCATTTAGACAAATATGTTGATGGTGGATTAGGTGAGCCAGTTTCAAAAGAATCTAAACCAAAAGTTAAAAAAGAAGCAAAAGTTGTAAAAGAAACAAAAGAACTTAAAATAGATTCTAAAGAAACTAAAAATGAGGCAAAATAAAATTAATTCAACAACTGGGTCTGAAATTGTTACAGCATCAGAGTTTAAAACTTATGCTAGAATAAATTATTCTGATGATGATTCAATGATTGCTAAGATGTTAGTTCAAGCTAGAATATGGTGCGAGAACTATATATCTAGGGATATTGTAGCAAAAAACAGAACTTATTATTTAGATGAAACTCAAGGTGTTTTTGATTTACCATTTGGTCCTGTTGCTAGTATTTCATCAGTTACAATTGATGGGGTTGCAAATACAGATTATACAACTCCAGGATTAGATAATGAAACTGTTGATATTGATGGTGCTGGTGATAAGGTTAAGGTCACATACATTACAGCTGGGTTAGATGATAATTTATTGCAACAAGCAGTATTACAATTAGCAGCTACCTATTATGATAACAGACATGATTATGTTGTTGGCAAAGCAGTCAGCGAAGTACCATCATCTGTTAAAGATGTTTTAAATTCTTATAAAAATATGTTTATATGAATCCAGGAATGATGCGAAATAAAATTGTTTTTTTCACACCATCAAAATCAGCTGATGGTTATGGTGGTTTTACAAGTAGTGGCAATTCAACATCTGCAACATTTTTTGCTCATGCTGTTGAAAAGAGTGGCAAAATTGAAACTAAAGATGGTAAACAAAATTATTACAGAGAAATTGAAATAACTTTTCGCAGAGATGCATTTGGTACTGGTAGTGCTATTGGTAAAAAATTTACTGTTGATGGTGCTGGTTTTTATAGAGTTAATAATTATTTTAACATTTTACACAATGATGAGTACACTACCATTGTAGGTACTTTAGAACCATAATGGCACAGTTTTCAGCACATATAAGGAATGCAGATGTAAAGAATTTTAATCGTATAACATCTAATCTTAAAAAATATAGTAATGATGGATTTTACAATGTATTACAAAATGGTGCATCCAAAATAGTTTTAAAAGCTAAAACAAGAGTGCCTGTAAAAACTGGTGACTTGAGAAGGTCCATTGGTGTTGATGGTGATAAAAGAAATATTATTATCAAAGCTGACATGCAATATGCTGGTTATGTAGA